TTAAGTTACAAGAAGCATTAAATGAAAAGAAAGGAGTATTAGCACAGATAACAGGTTTTGAATCAGAGCAGTTAGTCAATAATATTGCTTTACAAAAAGAACAACAAGCAGTAGCTGAAGAAAATGCAGATGCACAATTAGCAGCGTTTTCAGAATTAGCAGGGGCTTTAAGTGCATTAGCAGGAGAAAATAAAGAATTAGCAGTAGCAGGAGCTATTATAGATACTTTTGCAGGAGCAAATAAAGCATTTAAACAAGGTGGTGTAACAGGTTTTGTTACAGGGGCAGCTATTATTGCAGCAGGGTTAGCTAATGTTCAAAAAATACTTTCTGTTGATGTTGGTAGTGGTGGAAGTGGTGGTGGTGTTTCAGCACCTGTTATGACTCAAACCCCTGCACCTCAGATGATGTCAGGAGCATTTGAATTAACAGGAGGACAAGCACCTGAACCATTAAGAGCTTTCGTGTTAACTGATGAAATGACTAACAGTCAAAACCAATTAGCGAACATAAGAAGAAGGGCTACAATTTAAAAATCAAATAAATATTAATTAAATCTATTATATAATATGCCTTGTAAAAAATGTAAAGATGGAAAAGTAAAATGGGGAGAAACAGGAAGCTGTGAGTATGACACAATAGCTGAATGTGAAGAAGCCAATAAAGACTATTATGAAAAGACTACTTCTATTGTAGAATTAGTTATTGATGAATCAAATGAAAGTTTGGCGATTGATTGCATCAGTTTAGTGTCAGCTCCTGCCATAGAAGAAAATATGGTTTATATGAGTAAAGCTAAAAACAATTTGACTTTAGCTAAAGTAGATGAAGAAAAGAGAGAATTAATTTCCCCTGCTCTTATACCTCTAAAGTCTATTTATAGATATGATGCAGATTCTGATTCTGATTATTATGTCTATTTTAGTAAAGACACAGTTAAAAAATGTGCTTATAGTTATTTAAAAAACAATAATCATCACAAAGCTACCTATCAACATCAAGATAGAGTATCAGGAGTTTTAACAGTTGAATCTTGGATAATTGAAGATACTAAAACTGACAAATCTTCTCTTTATGGATTTTCACTTCCCAAAGGGACTTGGATGGTCAAAATGTCCGTAACTAATGAGGAGCTGTGGAGCAAGATCAAAAGTGGTGATATTAAGGGGCTATCAATTGAAGGATTTTTCACCTCAAAATATGAATCTATGCAAAAACAAGAGCCAACAGATCAAGAAATACTAGAAGCACTTAACGAAATAATAAACGAAAATCAAACAAACTCAAAATAAATCTATTATATTAAAAAAGAAACTATGGACATTAAAGAAAAAATCTTAGTAGCACTTGGTCTTAATAAAGACGAAGAAATTAAATTAGCTTGGCAAGGTAAATCAGATGATGGAACAATTTTTGTTTCAACTGCTGAAGAATTAGAATCAGGGGTGGATTTTTCGGTACTCACCGAAGATGGTACGACTATACTGGCTCCCATCGGAACATATCGTTTGGAATCAGGTGTATCAGTAAGAATTTCTGAGGAAGGAGTAGTTGCTGAGGTTATTGAATCAGAAACTGAAGAAAAAGAAGAAGCATCAGAAGAAGTTAAAGAAGAAATGGCTGAAGAAGATGATAAAGAAAATTATGATGAAGAAGCTGATGTAGCTGATTGGCAAGGTATGGAAAAGCGTATCAAAAACCTTGAAGATGCAGTATCTGATCTTAAAAGACAAATAGGTGAAACAGGTGATGTTGAAGAAATGGCTGAAGAAGTAACTGAGCCAGGAACAAATCCTAAATCTATTAAGACTACTGAAGTAGTTGAATTTTCAGCAGAAGAAGAAATTGAAAAATTAAAAGCTGAGAATGAAGCGTTAAAAATTGAATTAGCAGAAACTCCTGCTGATGCACCAATTAACACAAATAAATTTAGTTCAGAAAGAGCTAGTTTAAGCAGAAAAGAATACAAAAAGTTGTCTAAGCACGAAAGATTCTTATATAACTTAAATAAATAACATTAATTAATAAATAAAAAAAAACAAAATTATGGCGTTTACTACAACATCAAATTTCGCAGGTAAAGCAGCAGGGTTTTATATCTCAGCAGCTTTAAAAGAAGCAACATCATTGGACTATTTAACAATGATAGAAAACATTAAATATAAGTCTAATATTCAGCGTATGGCAGGATCAGGAGTAGTTGCAGATGCAACTTGTGATTTTACTGATGCAGGAACATTAGCACTTACTGAAAAAGTATTAGAACCTTCTAATAAACAAATTAACCTAGATTTATGCAAGTCCACGTTGTTGGATTCGTGGGAGGCTTTACAGATGAGAGCAGGAGCAGGTGCGCCACCTCCAGCAAGTTTTGATGACTATGTTATCTCTTATATGGGAGAAATTATAGCACAAGCAACTGAAGAAAGCATTTGGGAAGGAACTGCTGTTGCAGGGAAATTCAACGGATTCTTAGGAGCAGTAACTGGGTATCTTTTACCAGGAGTTGATGGAACAGTTGTTCAATCATCAGCATCAGGTGCTTATACAGCAGCTAACATTATAGCTAACCTACAAACATTAACAGCAGATATGGCTGCTAATATTTCTGCTGTATTAAGAAAAGAGGATTTACATATTTATATGAATCCAAAAACTTATGCATTTTATATTTCAGCAGTATCTACATTAGGATATGTTAATGCTTACAATATGAATGGTGATTATGAGCCAGTATTTGAAGGTTACAAAATTGCAGTTTGTCCAGGAATGGCAGACAATCAATTAGTAGCAGCAGAAAAGTCTAACTTATTCTTCGGAACTGATTTACTTTCAGATGCTACAAGAATACAATTGATGGATATGGCTCAATTAGATGGTTCTGACAATATGAGATTAGTAGCAAGATACTCAGCAGGTGTTCAAACAGGAGTTGGAGCTGATATCGTAAGACAGTCGTAATAAACTTAATTCAAGAAGCAGGGGTGTAAAAACCTCTGCTCCTTTAACCTTATAAAAAATAAATAAATATGGCGTGTACAGCATTAACAAAAGGTAGAGGACTTGATTGTAATAGAATTAGTGGTGGAATAAAGTTTATATATTTCGCAGTTTATGACCAAGTAACTTCAATACCAACAGCAAATGGTGAAATTACTGATTTGGAAATGGGCAGTAATAGTCTATATAGATACACAATGCCACTAGGTGTTGCTAGTCTTACAGATACTATTACAGGTTCAAGAGAAAACGGAACAATCTTTTATACACCAACAGTAAATATTATACTAAACAGACTGACTAAAGAAGATCAGAATCAAATAAAATTATTAGGACAAACTAAAGTTATTATATTTGCACAATTAAACCAAACAGTAACAGCAACAGGACACGATTCTATTGTATGTTTAGGTAGTGTAAATGGAATGGAACTTAATGCAGGTACTATGGATAGTGGAGCAGCGTTTGGAGATAGAAATGGGTACACTTTAACCTTTGATGGGTTAGAACAACAACCTTTTCAATTTGTACCAGACTTTACAACTAACCCATTTGACAATGGCGGGTTTACATTAGGAGGAGTAGTTTCTTCATAATACACTTAGTAGTTTTCATATATTTCTTAGATTAGGGTGGGCATTGTCCACCTTTTTCTTTGGAATAAGCAAATAAAAACAGACTTTTTCTATTATATAATATGATACAAGCAATTACTGAAACTAATTTAACGACTTTTCTTCAAACTGAGGACAATCGTATAGATACTTCAGTAGCTTCTGACAAGATCAGACACTTAGTAAAATTCACTAATGATATGGATAAGTCAATACAATATGCTTATTCGACAGTCCACTTAATATACAATAGATACACAAAGTTTGTTTTTGACTATAATGCTACACCTGATGTATATACAGGAAAGGTTAACTTTTTACCTGCAGGTTTTTGGAAGTATGAAGTGTATGAAGTAAGTTGGACAGGAGCAGTAGCTATAAGCTCAGGAAACGCCCCTGTAACAGAAGATGATGTCTTACCAGTAGGAC